ATAATACGTACTTCTCAATATTTTGATAATCCTTCTTTGTTGTCTCCTGACCTCGTTCTAATATAAAAAGAGGGAAGTCCTTTGTGTGCTTCCTATAATTTCTTAAGAATGTGGTATATACCTTATCAAAATCTAAACCAAATTCACGAGATATTAAAACTTTATTTTCAGTAATCTTGGCAGCAGCATACGTGCTCCACTTAAGCTCATTCTGCTTAATCGTGGAGTATGGAATAAATTCTTTAACGAATGCTGGTGTTTTCGCCATTAGGTACTACTATTCGCTTGTTGTGCCTTTAGTTTCTCATCTTCCAAATGAGCCTTCAAGAGTTCAACGTAAACTTCCCGCTCCCATGGAATTAAATTCTCTATCTCTGTTAATGAGTATTTATGGTACTGGAGTAAAGCAAAGTTTAACTTATAGTAATTCTCCAAATCCATATGGGAGAGGGCTATGCGAAAAAACTTGATAATCCTTCCAATACAACAGTGCTTTTAACTTTTGTAGTTGGATTAAAAACTTCAATCTCATGTGATAATTTGGGCATAGTATCAAAGAACTTCTCAATCAATTTAAACTGATTAGAATTCATTTGATCTAAGAATGCAGTGACTTCTTTCTTAGGAACAGAATCTAAATCCCAAGTCTCATCTTCGGTAATAATTTGACTGATACATGTAGCAATCAAATCAAATGACTGTTCGACAGTACTGGCACCTGTAAAATCAAAATTACTTTTGATAAATTGCTCAAGAGAAGGATACTTCATCTCCATAGCAATACTATCATCAATTTTAATTAACTTATCATGACCCTCGGTCTTCTTAACTCCAATATCATCAATATTAATCGTCACTGGCACATAGGTTTCTTCATCATCAGGACAAAGAACATTTACTTCAATCTCTTCACCAACAGACTTTCCACGAATATTTAAAAATAAGAACTCAATATCAAAGGTAGGAAGAGTCTCTACCTTTATACCTTTTGATAAAATACAATTCTTAATTACAGTTTTAATTGATGTAGTTATTTGTTTTGGATCTTCACTCTCTAAGGCAAGAACAAGGAGTTTTTCCTCCCTTACCAAAAATGGTCTAAACTGTAAATCTTCACCTGTAGAGGGAAGAACTAGTTCATAAGTTGGAGCTGCTATAACGGGTAATGGCATAAACTTATCAATTCATGTGTTTATTTAGTTCCCCATTACGGGGAATTTTGTGGAACTGAACATTGCGCTGTCAGGAACGTTTTTAAAGAAGTCTAATTGTTTTCCAGAAAGATTAAATTCATTTGAAGAATATAATCCAGCAAATTCAGGGTTACCAGGAGAATTGGGGTTAAGAAGACTAGGTGGGACAAAACTATTATCAATTTGATCACTAACATCAGATACAAAATATCTAGTGTATGTAAATGACACTGTTACTTTTAAAACTTGAGATCCATCATAACTGACGGGGATAGAACTAATTGACTTAGGGAATGCCTGAACGAATTCATATGTCAATATATTTGATTTTTTAGTTAAACCAAATCCTAAATCTTTCTCAAATTTAATAATAGCAAGGTCCGATTGATATTCATTTGGATATCTAAGAGTAGATTGAAAGGTTTTTGACTTTAATTCTTTATCACCAACATCTTCTCCAACAATATATCTCATCCAAGCTTCAAAGAATTTTATTTGAATATAAGATTTTTGAGAATTGTCTTCGGGGTCCATTGTTACCATAAAGGTGAAGTCAATAGTATCATCATATAGTTTTGAATATGCGTGTTTCTCAACAACACCACGATAATCTCTATTAGTGTCTATCGTTCCAAGACTAGATCCTGGAAGAGATGCCTCCACACAGGTTAATTCCAACAGTTGGCTATCAAATCCCTCAAATTTAAGACCTGGTGGTTGTTTAATTATGACACCATAAATTGATGACAAAGAAGGTCTCATTATTCGGGACTTTAAGTCCGACATTCTAATACCAGAACTAATAGGATTTGCCATCTAAATAACTTTAAGGATTCCCACACTATATGTAGCCGACTTTTATGAACGAAAGTATTAAAAGTAGATATCGTCCGTCTTTCCCCAAAAAATATAAAGGGAATTCCAACAATATCATATGTAGAAGTAGTTGGGAGAGAAGATTCTGTGCTTGGTGTGATCTTAATGAGAATATATTAGAGTGGGCAAGTGAAGAATTTTGTATACCTTATGTGTCTCCAATTGACGGAAGAGTTCATCGATACTTCCCAGACTTCTTGATAAAAGTTAAAGAGAAGACTGGATCAACAAAAACATATGTAATTGAAGTAAAACCCAAAAAACAAACTGAACCCCCACGAAGAAAGTCAAAAAAGGTGTCAAAATCCTTCATCTATGAGGCAAAAACATATGAAGTGAATAAAGCTAAATGGAGAGCTGCAACAGAATGGTGTAAAGATAGACGACTTGAATTTAAAATCATAACCGAAGACGAATTAGGAATCAAGTAATGTCCAAAAACACTCTGTTTGATGATTTAAAACTAGAGGTTGACGTAGAGGCAGGTAGGTCCCCATTCTTTTACAGAAAAGCATTTAGAAGACTGTCTAAACGATATGCTGCAGATCCACAACGTCTTATTAGAGATGAGATGCGGGATCGTACTAGCGATAATCCAGATGACAACTTAATCAGAAGATTCCCTAAACAGGGACATCTATTCATGTTTGAATATTCATCAGAAAAAGATAATATATCAGTATTTGACCCATTTCCACTAGTATTTGTAATAAAAACTGAGGGAAATTCCTTCTTGGGTTGCAACTTACACTTCATTCATCCATTAAAAAGAAGGCTGGTTGTTGCAAACATGCGCCGTAACAAGCTGACAATGCCCTATAATTCTATATCTAAATATAATATAAGTCAAATTAAAGGTCTGTTACTAGACGTTGCTAGATCTGAGTGGACATCGGCATCTAATTTACCAATAGAAGATTTTGTCAGTATTAAAGATGGCAAATCTCGCTCTATTGATATCACAGATGTTTGGAAAACAAATAACCGTTCTTTTAGGAAGATGCTTCGTGGAGCATTAATATACAAAGGTTATGGCACAAACGACGAAGATTTTAAAGGTTAATCAACATGCCCACACCAGCAGATATAAAACTATCGAGAAGCGTATTTGACGGCAGTAAAGGTACTATTCCTAATCCAGATAACAAAGTTTACGTTTCGCCAAATCATGGACTAACTACGATGCGCGGCTCGACCAGAAAATCTGGCAAGGACACGACCAATTACCAAATCGTAATTGATCCAGAAACTAAAACGCAAACGATGTATCAGTCAAGTTACAATTTTTTGGGTCAGCTGCAACCAATAGATCCAACTAAAGTAATAGCAGTAAAAAAAGGTGAAGGTAAATTTGTTCTTGCTGATGATACTAACGCTACAATCCCAAAGAAGTTAGCTGATAAAATAGCTAATAGTGATGCAACTCAAGCAACATTAAACAACGTCACCGATTACACCGTAAAAGATGCCCTAAAGACAGAAACAGGTAAACCACCAACACCCGTAGAAGTTTCCACGGTCACCGATGGTAAGGTAGAAAATGAGGACGAAACTAATATACCAGATAGTGATGGATCTCAAAGCGGGTTAAGCATAACAACGTCAAATCAAGATACAGTATCAAACTTTGCAGCAGGTAAAAGTGATTTAGCATACCCTGTTGGAGCTAAAGGAGGAGAATCTGATTATATTAAATTTACCGCACTAGAATATCTTCCATCAAAACTTAATACAGGTAGTGGATCTTTTGGTACAACATATCAAAAGGGAAAAAGTGTCGGGCAAAGTGTACAACTTCCAATTCAAGGAGGTATTCAAGACTCCAACGCAGTTGGTTGGAATGAAGATACTTTAAATGTCATGCAAGCTGCGGGTGCAGAGATTGCTCAAGATGCAGTATCAAAGGGTCTGGGTGATGGGGTAAACACTTTACTTAATCAAGCAAAAACATTACAGAGTCAGGCAGGACCCGTAAAGCAAGCTATCGCAGATTCAATAGCTGGTCAAGCAGTTGGATCAAATATCATGGCGAGAACTAGCAGATCAATACTAAACCCAAATACGGAACTCCTATTCCAAGGTCCCCAGTTAAGAGCATTCTCTTTTAACTTTAAAATGACGCCAAGATCGGAGGATGAAGCACAAGTAGTAAAAAGCATTATTAAGTTCTTCAAGTTCCACATGGCACCAAAAGTTAGCGATGCAAACCTATTCCTAAAAGCACCAAATATTTTTCAACTTGAGTACTTTCAAAAGGGAGGACAACATACTGGTATAAATCTTATTAAGGATTGTGCTTTACAATCATGTACTGTGGACTACACACCTGATGGGACGTACATGGCATATGATGATGGTTCTATGTTCTCATATGATTTGCAATTGCAATTCATGGAACTCATCCCAATCTACGCTAAGGATTATAACGAAGGCGATGCTTCTAACCACCCAATCGGATACTGATAATGGCAAATTACTTTACTCACGTCCCAAGTATTGCATATATTTCAAGAGACCTTGAGAATAATTCTCTGAATGACTATACAGTCACAAAGAACTTATTTAAGCGT